CGTCATGCCATCTGGATACTTCTCTAACTTGGGGAGATCCGTAAGTGGATAACTCTCAGGCATTCCGCCTTTAGGGTCGTCGTATAATACGCATAGTATTTTCATTTTATCTCCTGTTAGTGCTTTTGATTATACAGTTTTTTCTAGGTGTTGTCTATATAATTGTTCAGCGGCCATGTTTTTACCTTTGGCCTCTGTTTGTATGTCAAAGTTTTCAGCAAAACTCAATGCCCAGTCATTCACTTTTCTGTTTGGTAACAGGTCTGAATGTGCTCTTAGTTTCTGTTTCTTGCAACCTCTTTCCAATAGCATCTTGATATCATGCATTTCTGTATGTGTCTTATCCCCAAGATTTGCAACTGCCAAGTGTTCGTCTCGAGAATACGAGTAGTGCATAGTAGGACGTTGTCCACGCCACGAATCTATCACACGTTTGACTCTATCATCGTTTGCGTCGATGTATTCCTCGTCTCTGATCCAGTGGTGATGTATGTCCATTACCAACGCAAGGTCTTTTTCTAGTTCAAGACTTGCATCAAGTCCCCAACCCATCTCATCGTTCTCGATAGTAATCAAATTTCTTGCTTCTTGTGATAGTCTAGGTAGTGCTTTACGTATGCCATCGGGACCTTGTTTGCCTGAGATATGCACGTTTATCTTGCAACCATCTTGGAAACTTTTCCCAAAACCCATCCAACGTGCCATGTCCGCATGGTATTCAAATTCTTCTATGCTACGTTCGACTATGTCTGGTGTTACACTAGACAACACACAGAATTGTCCTGGATGGAAACTTACTTTAACACCAAGTCTCCTTGACATCTCGCCAACAGGTGCAAATAATCTTTCGCAGTGATCCTGTATATGCGGTTGTTGCCACCATGACTTCCAGTCTTTCTCTGTGTAGCCTTGGAGCATCTCACTACCAAGTCTGACCATCCTGCGTTCGGGTGGCAGTGTGCCAACACGTTCTAACAATCTACGTGCCGCTGTGGCATTGTGATTCATGATGTCCCATTGCCGTTGTTCCGCTTCGTCTTTGTGTTCACGAAGCCAACGCATTGTTGTGGATCTTCCGTTGAGTTCTCTGTCCTTGGCGTTTACTTTCATACCGCCAAATTCGGATTTGTTGTTAAGCCATTTACAGCAAAAACCTATACGCATATTGTATTTTAACACATTTAATTGTAGTGTCAATCATTGAAAAATGCCCATTGACCGATTATATCACTACATTTAAGTTTAAATCCGTACTCTCTATCAATGTCACGTAAAATTTTATTTGCTTTGGCCATGCTCATTCCTATGTCTGCTGGTAATGGCAATGCTTCAATCTCTTTTTCTTTCATTGCTTTTGCGGCCTGTACTCTATGCCATCCGTCTGTCAATAGATAATAGCCAGAATCTTTTATAGGTGTGACCAATATGGGATCAAATGGCTCTGATTGTTTTACTAATTTCTTTATCCATCCTCTTTTTTCTTTATTAAGAGGACGCACTGCTCCTAGTCCCAACTCTGCCATTGTGACAAGTTTGTCTATAGGTACTAATGTTCTTTTTAATTTAACTTTTTTAGTCATTACCCGGAAGTGAGGTCATCTGCTGATGCCCACCTGTGTTCACATACCCGGCCTTTTTACGATTTTGTGTTGGTTCTTCATCTGAAACAAGCAATATGTCATTCTCGTCTATCATTCTTACTTCTAGTTCGTTACCTTCTTTAGCAACCTTGAATGCCCTCGACCATCTGCCATGTGCAACCATAACCCATTGTCCGATTTTGACATCATCTTGATCCTTGCCAACTGCGTAGACTTTTGCCCAACGTGGATGTATTCCGTCAGCGGTGCCATCATCATCCATTAATATTATTCCGCCTTTAGTTTTTGTTTCACCAAAGTGCATATGTGATACTAATACTCTCTTTTTGAGTGGAGTGATATCGTTATCAACGGTGTATTGCTTACCACCGTGTGATCCAAAGCCTTTGTTTTGTAAGTCTTCTATTTGTCCCATATAGAAGTATTATACTAGATTTATTCTAATCCGTCAAGTGCGGCGTCAATACCTTTTTTCTCTGTGGATTTGCTCTCAGATTTAGGTTTGAAAGTAGAAACTTTTTTAGGTTCTACCGGTGCCATCACTTTTTCTGGAACCACTTTTGTGACTTGTGGTTTTGCTTCTACCGGTGTCATTTTTTGGACAGCGGGAGTAGGTTCAGGAGCAACACGTCTTGGTGCTGTTGGTTTGGCTCTTGTAGGAGTGTCGTCAACACGACCACGTGGTGCTTCGTAGTATTTTTGTATTACTTCTGCCTTAGGTGTTGCTATTGCTCCACCTGGACCTAACACATCACCTCGAGCATTAACATTCATATTACCAACTGCTCTTACAGATTCGTTGGCCGCTCTCAGTTTTTCTATGTCTACCATACGTCCTTGCATGGTTCTGTACATTTTTTTTCTCGGTGCTCTTGCTACCATAATATGCTCCTATTATACTTTACTTATCATCGCAAAAATTCGGTATGATCCAAATTGTATTGCATTGGATTTATTTTGTGTACTCCTATCAAAAACAAGCAAAAACTTGCAACACTTGATCCTCTGCCCACACCCCATACAATGTTGTTTTCACGCAAGGTGTCAACAAAATAAATCAAAAACTGTAATACCTTGATAAATTTTTTCTTTGCAAATAAATCATATTCAATTTCTACACGTTGTCTTTCTTCATCGTTTTGGCATTTATCTAAAAGCCATTTCAACACATCTATATTGTAATATTTTTCTGGCATATACCAATTTTCGCAATTGGCTTTGTCAAATTCAACTGCACTTCCTCTTTCGGGTACCTTTTTTAATTGCGTAAGATCTGATCCAAGTTCCTTGACTGTGCTGTTAAATTGTTCCGGGGAGTCAAAAAATAGTTTGCTAATGTCAAATGTTGGTTGAGTATATAAAAGATCTATTGCATCCTGTTCACTATAAATGCAATCACCATGATCATTTGTTTTTATCTTTGCCGCCATCTAAAACCTTTGGATTGAACTCAAATATTTTAGCATGATCTTCGTGCTTCTTGTCAACTGGAATGTGGTTGTTCTGCCAACTAAAGTGCCCTGTGTATATGCCTTTGTCAAATTCTTCATCATATGTTGCCGTGTCTGGTCTCAACCACCATGGATCAAAACCTTTGTAACTTTTACTAAACCAATCTGCTTGATCTAATAATAACAGTTCTGGGGAGTCTTTGTCAACCACATAGGTAATACCATCTCCTTGCCAACTGCTTAATTCTATTTTGTTGATTATAATTTTACTGTCAAGTACGGAGTTTGCCTTGCAAAAACAAACAGCCGCCATGATCTGATCGTATGGTGGTCTTGGTAATTCAACAAATCTATTGTTTGTCTTTTTCTTTAATATGGAATAAAGAGGTTCATCCCTCCACGTGGTAATTGTATTTGCAAAAACTTTTTCAAAAAGTAATTTTAATCTTTCGAAATATTCTGATTGTTCTTTTAAGTCTGCCGTGTGTGCAGAAATAAAAATGTTTAAGTCATACTCGTTGTTGAATAATTCTCCGTCAACGATTATTATAGATTTAAATTTTGTTTTCCAACTGAATTGACTTGACATCAACTTTACTTACTATTCCATATTGATCAAGTCACCAAGATCTGGTTCGTTGCGGGCCTTCTTATAATTTTTATGCCATTCCTCGACACGTCTTTGTCTGATTGCATCTTGATATGTTTTGAGTGCTAGTTGAAGATTTGCCAGCATTTCTGGATTGCGTCCTCTTCTTGCTATTGCAACTTTTCTTGAGAGTTCTTTTATTCTTTTTGAAATGTCCTCGTCCGACAAATTACCTATTTCTTCTTGTAATGGATGAAAGTACATCACTACTCCTTATTAGATGTAGTTGTTTCCTACTTGATGCATCAATATAGTTGTGCCGCCGTCTGGTGTTAGGAATTCATAAAGATATCTGCCTGATGTTGGCACTGTGATTGTATCAGAAGAACCGTCACCTCCAGAAACATTGCCGGCAACAAGAACTGCACTTGGTATTGTTATTGTATGTGCTGTGCTTACAACATTTATATCAAGCATAATTCTACCAACAGAGTTTGTTGCAGGTAGATTTGTAAATGATAGTGTCACACTTGCGTTTGTTGTCAAAGTTTGGTAATGACCATTTTCATGATTTAATGCAATCACTCCACCAGTAGTGCCGTGTGCATACACTGACTCTGATGTATCTTTGAGTTTTGCTCTGGTAATTTCGTTGTCAGCAAAGTTGTTGGCTGTGTTTGTTGTTGCCCTGTTGTTTTGTAAATCTTCAATTTCTTTTTTTGCTTCGGTTAAACTATTTTTGATAGAATTAAAATTATCTCTAAAACCCTGTGAACTATTATCCTGCCCTGCTTTAGGGAAAGTTCCGTCTATGTTACCTGGTACTATATTACTTGCCATTATATTCCTTTGTCTCTAAATTTCAAATATTTATCGTTCAGTCTATCCACTTTAATTATTGTGCCTGCTGTGGGCACTTTTTTCACAAATGTTATAGTTGTTTTGTTTGTCGTGGTATTATGAGCCAATTCAATTCCCATTTCATGGTCCGCTGATCTCAAATTACCATCTGTTGTTGAACTAGTATCTGCTTTTACTCCGAACCCGACACTGACCACTTGTGATCCTTCTTTTACCAAAATATCTTCTTCATGCACGATTTCATCAAGCACAAAAGAAGTGGTAGAACCGTCAGCAGTGAATTTAGCAGGTGTAACTTTACTTTTTGTTACAGTGTATCTGTCGACTATAAAATCTATATTTCTAAAAATCAATCCTTTGTCTGCAATTCTTTTCTTCAATAATGCACTTGTTCCTGGTTTGCAATAACATATCGGTACAGCCAATACAAATCCTAAAGGTGCCTTGTCGTCTTCCTGGATAGTTCTCATCCATAATGGTAAGTGTGTCCATTCTTTGTGTCCTAAACTTTTCATCCTTGATCTCATATTTTCTACTGCATTTGGAAATAGTGTTGCAACAAAATCTAAATCCGCCGATAATTGATTTGCAAATCTCACTTTTGATCCAGATGTACTAAATGCTAGTCCGCTTTTGTGTGTAAATTCATATATGTCGGTGTCCGCTGTGATATCTGTTGTTCCAACTGTTGGACCTAAGAGTGGTTTTTTGACAGCACTTCGAACTTGTATTTCGCTGGCAATTGCGACACCGGAATTGCCTACAAGGTCGTCGACAATATCAAGATAAACAACCTCATACTTGATAACACCATTCTCTTTGGCAACAGCAGTTTTCAAATCTCCAAAAAATAATTCTTTTGGTGCATGGTTCCTTTCCATTTGATTTTGAAATACTGTTAGTGTTTGTGCCTGAAGTCCTGCCATCATGAGCATTTCCGGTTTAGATCTTATTCCAAAATTTGAATCTTCACCTCTGTATATGTACTCCGGAGAATTAATATTTGGATCTTGTGAAATATTGTAAAATATGTTTTGATCAATTAAACTAGTTGCGTGTCCAGTCATCGAACCATATTCGATTAAAGTAAACGGTATGTCTACTGTCACATTAAATTCTTTTTTAGTTGCTGTTGCTTGGTACTGATCGCTTACAGTCACAGTAAACGTAAATGTTCTAGTTGAATCTTCAAAATCACTTGGATCTATTGTTCCCAATAAGTTTCCTTGTGGCGATAATGTGATTCCAGTTGGCAATGATCCGGCAGTCACAGTGTAGTCTAAAACCCTGTTTGTATTTTCTGCAACGGCTTCTATCGAAAGTGTGCTTGGAATATCAGCAACCAAAGTTCCAACGTTGGTATCTGTGATAAATGCAATTCCAATATCTATTTCACCTATGACTTTCATTGTGAAAGTTTGATCAGTGAACACATTGATACCGGTTCCTACAGATCTGTTTGCTCTTATTGTAAAAGTAAAGTTTTGTTCGATTGCTGTTTGTCTTGCCAGTGTGCCGGTAATTTCACCTGAATCAAGATGCACACTTAATCCAGAAGGCAGAGATCCAGAAATTACTGTGTATTCTATGTCGCCTTGTAATGGATCAAAATCCTCAACATCAACTTTTACAGCAACATTATTGTCGTGTCTAAATGTGCCAAGATCGCTAGGTGTTTTGAATATAGGTCTTCTATTAGAACTGAAATCTACAGATAACCTTGTGCCTCCTATAAAGTTCATGTCCGCTCTAATTTGATTGTTGTCTATTCTCCAGTAATCAGCAGAATACACAAAAATTTTATTATCTTGTGTAGCACTTGTTGAACCGTCGGATACTCTGACTATGAAATCAAAACTTTTACTAATACTTCTTGTGTTGACAGTAAGGTCGTACACAACGTCGTCATAGTCTTCGTCTGGGTTGTCAAATCCTCCCCTTGGTTTTGCAAGTTGATCCTCGGTCAGTTGCACTATTCCACTTATGAGTCCTGAAGTTGACATAGTAACGCCTGGTGGCAATTCTCCCTGAACAACTTCATAAACTAGTTGTTGCCCTGCACGTGTGTCGGTGTCAGTAGCCTGCATCTGAAAGTTGATTTCTGATCCGTCTAGTATCCAATACAAACCAACTCTTGTGGAATCATCCAGTTGTAGTTGTCCACTTGCAGTTGTAAATGTTGGTGCGTCTGCTCCCTCAACATCAAAATAAAATGTTCTATCTGTAATTTGGGCACCCGCCGTGGCACGTACTACGAAGGTGTATCTAGTTCTTTTCGAAACCTCGGCCGGGATACCCGTCAGTAAGCCTGTTGAAGTAAGTTCCATTCCTGAAGGTAGGCTTCCTGCAATTACGGAATAAGTTATGGCCGTAGAGTCGCTAGTATTCGCTTCTAATTGCAGTGAATACGATACTTGTTCGTCGATAGACGCTAATTTACCTGCTGTGGTTGTCCACACTGGTGTTGCCATGAACTTACTCCTTCACCAGTATTTATATGGTTTAATGTGCTGTTAGGTATTGCTATTAGACGCTTATTTTGACAGTTGTACCGTCTCTCCATAATCTACCTGCAACTCCTGGATCAGAAGTTGGAAGATTAGCGAAACTTACCTGTGCACCTGCTACTGATAAGTTACCTTGTGCGGCCACGTTAGCACCTGTCATCGACAGTGCAGTTGTGTTACCTGATTTAATCTCTAGATTTCCTGCCGAGTTGGACAAAATACCAAAACCTGTACCGTCGTCTTTCAAATATATGTCACCGGCACCAGAATCAATTACTACATAACCAGACATATCAAATTCCAAATTTCCTGTTCTTGCTATTTTTTCTGTTTCTAGAACAATGTGTCCAGTACCTTGTGTACCTATTGTTAAGTTGGCATTTGAAGTGTCAGTAGATAAAGTATCTGTTCTTAAAGTTACAAACTCACCTAGTGTCGCTTGTAATTCTGGTGCAGTAACAACACCACCTGATGTTGGACCAAGCACCAAGTTTGTTCCTGCCGCTGGTGAAAGTGTAATACTTCCTGAAGTTGATGAAAGTACATTGCCATCCAATCTTAAATTGTCAACATTCCACTGTCCATCTACAGTTCCAACGCCTGTAACATTTGTAGGACCGGTTAGGTTGATTGCTCCTGAACCATTTGGATCTAGGTCAATGTTTCCGTTTGTGTCTGTGCTTATTTTTCCGTCTGCATTGATGTTCAAATCACCAACGTTGAATGTTCCTGTTGTCAACGAACCAGATATAGTTGTGTTACCTGTTGTTGTTACATCTGCTGTTGAAATAGTACCTGATACAGTCAAGGCACCTTGTACCGCTACTGCCTCGCCAAACGTGACTGCTGATGAATCATCTGTAGTGATGTGTCCTTTATCGGAGCCACTTCCTACTATGCTGATACCGTTTATTTTAACTGATCCTGTACCTGCTGAACTTATGTTTAAATTATCATTTGATCTTGTTGCAGTGATTTCGTTATCTTTTAATCTAACACCGTCAACATCTAATTGACCAGTAACCGTGTGTGTGCCAGTTGTTGCTATGTTGGCAGTTGTCAAAGTTCCAGAAAAGTTTCCTGTTCCTGAAACAACTAGTCCTTCATTGATATTAATAATGCTTGAGTCATCTGATGAAAGACTTGTGCCTTTAATTTTGATTGCACTTGCGATAACCGAACCTGTTCCACCTGGTGTCAAATTTATATCTGCATTTGATGCCGATGTGATTGCGTTATCATTGAAAGTTAAATTATCGATATTAACACCACCTGTTCCGTTTCCTGTTAGGGATAACGAACCGTTTGTTGTGTTTGTTGTGATTGTAGTTCCGTCAATTTGAACTTGGTCTGCTTCAAATACACCAACAACTTTTGTTTGGTCACTTGATGCATTACCCAGGTTTATGTTTCCGTTTGCAAATATATTTCCTGTTGCTGTAATATTACCTGATGCAGTGATATTTCCGCCTACATCTAAATTTTCATTAATTTGTATCTGTGTTGAATCACTTGAACTCAACGATGTACCACTTATTTTAATGGCACTTGCTACAACACCACCTGTGCCGTTTCCACTTAATACTAGATCGGCATTTGAGGCATTGGCCGATATTTGGTTTCCTGATATTGAAACTTGTTTTCCAAACGGTGATGCACCGTATAATTCTGTAAAATTGTCATTTATTTTGTTAAATGCGGTTCTTAACGGATCACCTGTTCCGTCATTTGCTGATGAACCTACATTAATTGTTTGTTGTGCCATACTTTAATATCCTCGCTGTTACGATTATTTATTTAGAATTCTATAAACCTAATGTAATTTTTATGCGTTAATTAAGGTTCTTACAAATTTGTAAGTGGCAGAATCGGCACTGATCGGAACCATTCTTACTCTCACATTTCCTGAATCTATATCTGCTGTGAATGTTGCCATACCTGCTCCTGAACTGCTTACCGATGTATCTGTGATGTAGGCATTGGATCCGTCATGCGTCACAAAAATGGAGTGTAAGGCAAATCTGCTGTTTGTGGAGTCTGAAATGGAAACTTCGTATTTTGCACTTCTATATGTTGCCGCCGAAAACGTGTCCAGGTTGGCTATCGATGAACTTGATGTTGTTGCCTGTCCGTCACCGATGTCTCCCCTTGTCAACGCAGTAACACCTGTGATACCACCTGCAACTGTAAGTGTTCCAGTTATGTTGACAGCATCTTCGATCTGTATCGCAGAAGAGTCTGCAGAAAATATTCTTTTACAATCAACTGCACCAACACTGATATCTCCGTTAACGGTCAAAGAATCATTTATTAATACTGCCGTACTGTCATTGGAATTGATTGTGTTTGTGTCTATTGTGTCTACTGATAATGAACCATTAACGTTTAGAGAGTCGTTTATCAAGACCGCTGAAGAATCATCACTTGCGATAGTTGATACTCTTAGTTCGTCATTTATTTTAATTCCTGTGGAATCGTCTGAACTTATTGTTGAACCGGATATTCTTATTGCACCTGCAACAATGTTTCCTGTTCCACTTGCACCCAAAACCAAATCATCGTTGGTTCTTGTTGCTTCAATGTGATTATCTCTAATTTGTACGCCTTCAAGTTCAACAACACCCGTACCTGATGCTGTCAATTTCAAGTTTGCATTGGTAGAACTAGTTTGGATCTGGTTTCCACTAATTGTAATCTGTGATGTAACTGGTGATGCCGCATACAGTTCTGTGAAGTTTGCATTAACGGCAATAAACGCCGTTCTTAGATCATCACCTGTTCCGTCGTTTGCGTTACTACCTACATTAATTGTTGTCTGTGCCATATTATAAACTTACCTTTACTGTCGCACCATCTCTATATAATCTTCCTGCCACTCCTGGATCTGAAGTTGGAAGTGCTGTGAAGTCAATCTGTGCGCCTGTGACTTCTAAATTACCTGTTACTTTAGTTTTTGTGTGTCCCACACGTAATCTTTCTGCCAGTGAAGAACCATCATGTGTTTTCACAAAAACTTCATTGGAAGTTCCTGAGGTTCCATCCATCTGCAGTTCTGCTCTTACGTTTCCGCCTGAATTT